ATCCCAGCAGCAAGCCGCTGCAAGGTACGAAGAGATGGGTTTGCATTGCCGCGTTCCAGTTTGCTGATGTCGGTCTGTGCAATACCCGTGCGCTCCGAAAGTTGCTTCTGGGTCAAACCGCTTTCTTTGCGGGCCTTGAGCATGGCTTCAATCACGGAAAATTCCGGGTCAAGTGCGTCCCATTCGGCCTTGAATTCAGGGTCTTTCATCTGCTCATTCAAAAAATCGTTGAAGTTTGTCATTTGGAATTCTCCTTTCGGGCAAGATAATCTGCGCGATATTGTTTTGCCAGTGTGATCTCTGAAGCAGGTGTTTTCTGGGTCTTCTTGATAAATCCATTTGTGAGGATCACCTTTTTACCAACCACGAAGAAATACAGCACGCGGGTAATATCCGACCCAAACTTGGTACGAATTTCAAAAATTCCATCATCCAGTGCTTTGGAATACGGTTCCCTTAAACATGGCCCCTCTTCACGGAGTAACGCAACGGTACGCAAAACTTTGGCTTGCATTTTCTTATCCAGACTTAGGATAAACTCTTTGACTGGCTCGGAGCCATCGGCTTTATCGTAGAATTCAATTTCATATTCCTGCACGGCTGCACTCCCTTTGAATAGTGGATTTATCTCATATACAGTATAGCGGATATATCCTCTATTGTCAAGACCATCTCTTTACATCTTATCTCCTTTATGGGATAATAATGGCATTTTAGACTATAAAGGAGAATATTATGGCCTACTCTGCCGATTTTCGGAATAAGGTTGTCCAGCTATACAACAGTGGCACAAGTACCGCTGATCTCTGTGCCCAGTTCCATATTTCTCGCAGTATCTTATATCAATGGAGCGAAGAAGCAAAGGTTTCAAACATTTCTAAACGCGATCTTGCAACGCTTCAACGCCATGTTGCAACCTTGGAAAATGAAAATTCCATCTATCAAAAATCTCTTGCTGCTCTTGATTTGTCCATAGACAACAAGGTGCAAATTATTGATGCCTTAAAGTCAGAATACAGCTTCTACACACTTTGCCGTTTGCTGAATCTTTCAAAATCCACTTACATAAATAGACAGAAAAGTGCACTGATTGAAAAGCAACTAGATGTAGAAGATACGCTTTTGAAAGAAAAAATCACTATCATCTTCCAGAAAAGCGATTACCGTTTCGGTGCAAAAAAGATTCGCGCAAAATTGATGGAGCAAGGCTATACTGTTAGCACAAAACGTATTGTGCGGCTCATGAAAGAGCACGGATTAAAACGTAAACAAGCACTTCCAGAGAACGCTACTTTTCAGCGGCACTATACTTATCGTCCCAATCTCGTAAAGCAAAATTTTACCGTTGAAAAGCCAAACAGCATTTGGGTCAGTGACATCACCTATGTTAAGGTAAACACTTCTATCGCATATGTCTGTGTTATCATCGACCTATTTTCTCGAAAAGTCGTTTCACACGCCGTTGCCGAATTCGCCGATGCAGAACTCACGATCCACACATTCAAATTGGCCTATCAAAATCGGAACCATCCGCAAGGGTTAACATTTCATAGTGACCAAGGCGCGCAGTATACCGCATTCAGCTTTCGTCAACTACTTCTTGACTTTAATGTACACCAATCCTTTTCCGATATAGGCAATCCACTTGATAATGCTGTGGCGGAATCTTTCTTTGCTTCGCTTAAAAAAGAACAGTTCAAATTTCATTTTTATGAAACTGTCTCCGAATTAGAGGAAAGTCTATCAGAATATATTGATTTTTATAACGATTACCGACCGCATGAATGTCTTAAACAGCAAACCCCAAATCAATTTGAAGAATCATATCAGCAACAAAAATAAAGGCGAGAGTATCCGATACTGTCCGAAAATAACAGTACCAAATACCCTCGCCCTTTCAAACCCATGCGTTGAGATTTCGCCTTACAGCGTTATTTTCATTATTCCGCTTCCCGGAAAACTGGTACGCTGATAAAATCCATCTGCCGCTTTGCATAATACAATTCGCTTCTACGTTCTTTATTCTTTCGGACAGAGGTTTGCATTCCGTCACTCCCACAGATAGCAAAAAATCCCCCACCAGCTTTCCTTTCGGATTGCCAGCGGGGGATTTTTAGTTATGCAGTTTTAATGCACTGATTCGTCAGCTTGCCGTACACGTCCTCGTACAACTCCTGCTTATCGCCGTTGTATGTGTACTCGGCGTAGATTCCGTCGCCGGAAACGGTGGTGGACAGCAGGGCCTTGTAGTTCTGCAACGTCTTACAGGCCCATACCACAAAGACGTTCTCAAGCGTGATCTTGGTTTCATTGTGGCTGTTGTACCACTTCACCAGCGCGTTCTTACAGACACTCTCGTATTCTGCCATGCCAGTAATAATCATGTGCGTTCCGTCCTTTCTCAGTCCTCCCGGATGGGAAGCGCTTTTGCTCTTGTGTACAATTCTGTTCCCGTGCCGTTTCCGCCCAGGGCGTGATAGCTCTTGTACAGATACTCAACGTTCTTCAAACCGGGCAGGTCGATGTGTCCGATTTCGATGTAGTGAGTGCAGGCTTGGTACAGTCTGTCGTGCAGAATTGCCAGCAGACCATCCTTGATTGCCTTGTTTTCTTCTTTCTGTGCCTTGATCTTCTTGGAAAGGCTACGGTATGCTGCGGTCAGACCTCCCGCCACGATGCCGAAAACCCATTGCATCCAATACTTTGCAATAAATTCCAGCATCGTTTAGTCTCCCAACTTCTTGTCGTTGTCCTCCCCCGCCTTACCGAAACGGGCCACAGTTGCGGTTTCCTTGGATTTCTTTTCCATGTATGCTTCGAGTTTGCTCTTGGTGACTTTGAAAATCAGTTCAACGAAAAAGTCCAGGAACTTTTCGTTGATAGCCCAATCTAACCAGTCAGGTGTCAGATCGCGCAGGGCTTTGATGACCTGCTTCTTCTTCTCTTCGCCCATCTTCGAGCCGATCACGTTCTCTTCTGCCCAGCAAATCCATTTGTAGGCAGCCTTTGCCACGACCACGCTGTAACCCAGGCGCACCAGAGCCAGCGCGCCGATGAACACGCCGCCGACCAGGCACACGACTGCCATCCATGCAGGCATTGCAGAAATAACCATCTTGATAGCTTCCATGATATTTCTCCTCCGTTTCCTTTCTCTTAACCTTTCCAACGACTCTTTGCGGCGCGCACATCGACGTGCACAAAGTTGTCGTTGTAATACCGCCCGATTCCGCCCCGGTTGGGGAGCAGGGTTTCGACGTATGCGGCCAGCGTATCCACCGACACGCCAGCGATCCAGATGTCCGCAGCCTTTCCGTAGAGGTGCTGGCTGTAATGGGACGCATTCTTCTGCTTCGCATTATGCGACGCAGTACGGAACGCAGAGTTGATGTTCACCGCTTTTCCAAAGTGGGTGCGGATTTTTTGCAGGACTTCCACCAGTTCCGAATCAATAAAGATCGGATCAGAGCCATCCTTGCATCTGAACTCGCGCACCTTAAAATCCGTGGACAGCTTTTTCGTTCCGTCCTTTGCCAGCGAATAGGCGTTAATCGCCATCGTTCACATCTCCTTTCGGGCGCAGGTCTGCGCCGCAGGCTCTTGTACAGCACTCGGCAATGAGCGTGGCAAAATCCCCGCGCTCGTCGGAGGTATC